CACTTGTACTTGTGGTTAACCACTGAATTGTACCTATCGTTCCTGTGGCATTAATTGTGATATAACCGATGTTGGAGTAACTAGCATTATAAATATAACTATGGAACACCACATGTTTTACACCGTTTGCGTCTATGGCTATGGTTGGATAGACACTATGTGCGCTTGTACTTGTGGTTAACCAATCCAAAACTTTTGTAGTTCCTGTCGTCCAATCTTTAATTTTCATCGTCTTTGCAACTGTGTCTACTTTTACAGACGAACGGCATACTGCTGTTTTATTTTTGTATGAGTAGGTTAATGCAGGTGTTACTGTAAGAATTTTGTTTGTGGTATCAATGCCACCGACAATTACACGTTCTAGGTTAACATCGTCATATATGGTAATTTCCATGCCGATTGATAGTCCAGTAACATTCAGTACAGGTATTGAGGTTGCTCCCGCTGCCAAAGCAGCAGTTGTGTTGGTGTAGAAGGTGTCAAGTAATCCAGCTGAGTAGTTATTGGTTCCGTCTAAAAGGTCATAAAATTTGCCGCTGTTCGGTATAGCACGGTTGTCGATGTCTAAAACAGCTTCAATATTTGCAAGTTCTCGATTCGTGGTATTTTCAAATGTCGCACTATCGGCCTTATGCGTAGCAACTTCCGTTTGCAGAGCTGCCAATTCAGTATCCAGCGCATACTGAGGGTGATCATCATCATTCAGGCCCGACAGTGCCCCATGATCGGTTATAGCAATATTACCTATGAGACTCCACTGACCGCTGCCAAGGTGTTGATACAATCCTGGTTGGCCATCTCCTTTATTTACAACTACTCTCACGAATCCCGTAGGGTCACCGGAAGGTAAAGCAGCAGGAGTAGCCACCGCTAAACCCATTTTGCGCTCATCTATTTCAAGTTCGGTGTAATACCTATTATCGTGATGTGTTGAAGCAGCATCGTAGTGGGCAGACGTTAGGTGGCCGGAGTGGGGCGATGCGGCATCAATATGAGCTTTAGCATTGGACAAAGTAGTCCCTGGAACATCATACCAGTTAGTTGTCCCGGTTATAGCTTTAATCCGGTTAGTTATCCAGGAAAAAAACTGGGTTATTGTGCCCGTGTTGCCCGCAGGAGTCAGAGTAGGATCAGCAGTCCTGTTTCCTATAACAGTGTCCGTTGCTGCGCCGGCCGATAAACCCGATGAGCCAATTTGGGGGCCATCGTTTGTGGCCCCAGTATGCCTGTGACCGGTGGAAGCATGAAATTTTGCCCAGATATCACTTATTGAAGATGCGGCCCCATCATACCAGTTTGTGACATTCCCTTTAATTGCTTTGATGTGCTTCACTATCCAGGACAAAAGTTGAGTTGGTGTGCCAGTATTCGCTTCGGCGGTTGCTATAGCCTGATCAACTGTTCGATTGCCAATTATCGTATCTGTAGCAGCACCAGCCTGCATGTTTTCAGTACCAATACCACCCCCGGACTGTTCCGGGTCAAACATTTTATTGATCGCATCAATATCGGCTTCGATCGCATCTGGGCCAGCATTTCCAGTAGATTTTTGCCCTATGTTTGCACTAAAAGACCGAGTAGGTTTAGCCATTTTTTACACCTTCACCCCCTTGGGCTTTCTCAGAGAATACATAAATGCCAGCCCATAAATGGTAACTGGTTCATCAATCACGTTATTTTCAAGCTGCACCTGGAACCTATTACCTTTAAGCTTGCATTGCATTTCCTTGCCGATGTAATCAGTCCAACCCCAAAGATTGGCCCAGGCTTCACCCCAGGTAAAGGATTCATCCAGGGAGATTCCTGGTTTTGATACTGATAGGTAATCTGACTGAACTTTAACATCAACTGTACTTGTTTCGGTATCATACTGTTTTGCAGCAATGAAAAGTTTCTTTGTTTTCTTGCGGTTAAAAGGGTAATCAAGACTCCATCCCTTACCATAGGCCTTATAGTGTATCGCCACATATTTCCCATTAGCAGCATCCCAGTCCCTATATCCCTGGTTTGCTTTCAGAATGTACCCGTTCGTTGCAATTAATAGGTCGCCATTTGCCCGTAAGCAAAAGTCATTCACCTGCAGGTTGGTATAAATGGTAAAACCTTGCAAACCCCAGTCCAGGACCAGTATTTTGTTGTTCCGCGAATTTGCGGCATCATCACCGTAAGCTAGCATATACTTCTCATTGTATTTATCGTAAACGGCGGTGGCCGTTTCCGGGTGAACCATTGACCGGACAATTGAAGTTACCTTATCTTTGGCCCTGTTTTTAACCAGTTCATCTCCGGTTAAAAGAGTTATATTGTAGTCAAGGATACCTGGGGATAGGCTGTATATCCCGCCAAGGCCCATAAACGTCAAACTGTTAGGGGTAAGAGTAGCTGTTGCCCCGGCCACGGTGCCCTGACCTGCGGGTAGTTTTGTCCATGTCGCGTCAGAAGCAGGATCAACTCCCTTATACGCCCACCAGTCCCCCTGAAAAGCCACTGCCATGGCTTCACCGTACTCTTTGAGGGCCTTTATAGGGCCGTCCCCGGTGGTTGGATACAGTATAGATGTTCCCTTGAAGTAACTTGGGTCGCCGGCCTCCGAAAAATAAAGCGCCGCCCTGTCATTCGGATCACCGGCTGCAAAAATCTTCTGGGATTTCAAATGCCAGACAAATATGCGGCAGCGTTTTATGGGTGTGAGGTCGTTATCTACTGCTGCATTCGGTGTGACTTCACTTACAGTTGTACCGTCATACTGCCAATACTTATCGGTTCCACTCTCCTTGCCGGTGAAATAAAATACATCGGCATAAAAAAAGTACCCGATATTGGCAGAATCGAGCACTTTTAACTCAGTTTTTTTGTTGTCAGTCCCTATTTTGCATAACGTTGTTCCGATCACCGCAAGAAGTACCGTTGTACCATCTTTGCGGGGCCACTCAATGATTTTTTCAACCTGGCCGCCGTAATTTACTACAACCTGATACTGTGAAGTAGAATCCGGTTGAGTGGTCCAAGCCTCATCCACGGTTGCAATCTTAGTAGTCCCATCATAGGCGCTAATAGTCCGGACTTGCCACTGTCCAGTACCGGCAACGATAACAATCCGGAAATCCTTATAATAATCATTTACAACCGAGGCGCCGCTTTCGAGTTTTATTTGTATCGTGGTCATCCCAGTTTGATCTGGGCAAGTGCCGGAAGTCGCTAGAAGTGGGGCAGTACCTTTCCTTTTGGCTATCCCGCCCCGTTCCTCCGGGTCAATATTCTCTGCAACTGAAAGCTCGTTGTCTGCCAGGTTGTCAGGGGCAGCGTCCACGTTCAGACAACCCCTAAAATCAAGATAAGGTTTAAGCAGTTTCGCCATTAATAATACCCTCCCGACCTAACCCGCCGGGCTTTTCTGGTGGTAGGCATTAGAAGGGGCCTAATTTCATCAAGTATTTTGCCTACATAGGCTTGGTATTGGGCAAGCAATTTGACGTATTCCGGGTTTTCCTCGTCATCCCAATACTTCCACCTGGCCGCAACATACATTGCGATTGGATAATGCAAGGCCGAATGAACTTCCGGGGTTTCCGTCAGGTTTGCTATAGGGTTCGGCATCCTCAAATGCCAGAGCGTAAATGTTCCTGTCACGGGAAACATTATGTATCCCTGCCGGTACTCAAAAACCCCATCAAATTCTTGTCCGTAGCGCCTGCCGTAATACGGGTAACTCTGGTCGCTCTTTTCAATCCATAGGATCTCCAAAATGTTATTTGTTATGGCGGTCCAGGTGTTTGCTTCGCTGATGGTCACAACCTGGGAGTCAATAACCATGGCCTTCTTGCCAAGATCCATTTGAAGGCACTCATTAATGAGACTTTTCCCTGTAATATCGTCGATGTCGTCTCCTTCTGTCCATGTTTCAGCTTGTATTAAAATTTGTTCACCGGTCAAGGGTATCACCCTCTCTATCTACTACCGATAATATAAATATCCCGGGCCGCTGCCTGGTTTACCGGAATTGAGGAAGTGCCTGATCTGAACTTTACCTTAGTTAAAGGCTTAATCTTTAGCTGGGAGGTACTTATGGCTATTACTCTATTTGCAGCAGCAGTAATTGTCACTTCGTTTCCGCCATCGTCATAAACATCCCGGTAGGTTCCGGAAGGCCCCATGGCCTGCAGAGTTAAGTTAGCCGCTGTCCACTCAGCCGGCATTTCAAGAGCAAAGTAAGAAAATCCGGCCAAATCAACTGCATCGGATAGACTTGCGCCGGATGCAATTGTAAATTTCAATGGTTATACCCCCTCCCATGCAACCTTGGCAAAGTAAGGCTTCATCTCAACGGCTGCGGCTTTGAGGAAGTCCTGATATTCCCGCTCTCGCCTTTTTTCAAGCCGCTCGTTGTGCTCATCAATTTCTTTGAATATGGCCGTACCGCGTATTCTTATATCCCCCCGGCGGACTTCTTCCTCCACCCGGGCATCCAGGCGGTTATTGGGAACATCGCAGGCGTATGTATTTTGGGGGTGGTTAAGGCAATGAACCTCTAATTTCTGCCTGCGCCGGTTCCAGACGACAAACATTGCCGGGTCATATTCCCGCAACCGGCGTACCATATCATAATTTCCGCCTGAAAAAATTGGCTGCAGGTGATGTTTACCCTGCAGCCGCTCCATTACAGCATTTTCGAAAGCTATTTGCCCCATGATTACCTCCCGATGGCCATTACCCTGGTGATTATCGCAGAGAGGTTGGTTGTATCGGGAACCTGAATCAGCGCACCGTCAGCCACGGCATCATAGTCGGCATAATAGGCCAGAAGTTTTTTGTTTGTATGGTCGTACTGGAATACGTACCCGGAAGATGGGGCAGCCTGAACAAAATCCAGGGCATTTATTCCGAACTTCTCCGGTAAAACCTCTTCCCCACCGGTTGGATAGCTGTTGTCAAAAGCAACATCAGCAATCACCACAAATCCGTTTCCGAGTTTGAATTTATCCTTAATTGTTACAGTTGCAGCCAAAATAAGCACCTCCATATAGTGAGAAAGAGAGGGCGAATAGCCCAACGGCTATGGCCCCCTCTTTGCTGCGAATAACCAAAAATTAGTGTTCGGTGATCCCCGTAAATTTAACCTGCCCTTTGGGAAGGTCTACGCCCAAATCACAATACTTCCGGAGCGTGGCCTCCCAAATGGGTTTGCCAGATACCCTGGTTAGGATTCCGCCGTCTTCGTCCATCCAGTCCCAGTCAGCCATCTCATACAGCTTCCAGTTGGCCAGGGAGAAGGCGAACAGGGTTTGGGCCGGGCAGTATTTGTCACCGACAAGAGGCATCCCGTTATAAGAAATTGCCTTAAATCCGCCTTTCAAGTCCAGACTGTTAACAATCTGCTTCATGGCAGTCAAGTAGTTCTGGTAGGCGCGGCGGACACCCTTGGAACAAAGCAGGAAGTTAATAATGTTCCCGGCCTCGTCCTCAGCATCGTCAATACCTTCTTGGATTTTCACGTCAGAGATTTCACCGTTCACTTCTTTGTTGCAAGGGTTGAACCATTTGTTGGCGCTTCTGTCCAGGCCATAGATAATATTATCAGGAGTCATTACCTTACCTACACCGGTAAGTTCTAAATCCTTGTTGCCGGCCACATAAATCAGGTCACCTACTTCCGGCGCAGTTGCAGCAGTGAACACAATCTGATTGTTAGCCTTATCTACGCTGGTTACTTCAGTTTCTGAGGTATCCTTAGTTATGGCCGTGTAGACATCAATCAACATACCTTCAGCAAACCATTTGGCGCTGTCCAGGGTGCAGGTGCGGACGTTACCAGCAGAAGATACTGCAGTAATAGCTGCCAACTTACCGGTACCGTCCCCCATGACCTGGCGGGACAGATCCCGTTTGGCGTCCTTCTCTGCAGCCTGGAGGTCGTGCTCCAGAGCAGTGATAAACGCAGCACGGCTGCTCCGACTGGCAGCAATGGCCTTGTCGGACACCTGAATGCGGGAAAAGATGTTTAGAGTCTCCCATTCGAGTTGGCTAAACTTACGCGGGTTCACAGTGGGCAAGGTTCCGGTATCAGGACGGTTCCCGACACCGCCGGTCACACCGTAGGACACAGCCATTTTGATTTTGTAACCTTCAACGTGTTCGCTGTCACGTTCCAATTGAGTCAGAAAAACAGAAGCGGCCTCGTTCAATTGATAGCGAAGGCCGTCCAGATACCAGTATTTCAGCGCATTTGCTATTGTTGACATAGACAGTGGGGTGTCAGCCATGGTTAATCCCTCCTATAAACCTATAAACGAATTAACCACGTCCTCCAGCTAACCATGCTCGGACAAAGTTAGAAGCCTCTTTGATACTTTTAGGCTTCTGGGCCGGTGCCGCTGGTGCTTGCCCGGGTTGGGAGCCCATTACCGGTGGCGGCTGTCCTTGCTTTATTGCCTCGACGTGGCTTTTAAGGATGTTGTTTTTGACTTCGGGGTGAGAAATCACCGTTTGAAGGAAATTCGGGTCCTGAAGTAGTTGTTCTGGCGTTGGCTCTGGCTTGGGCATAAGCTGTTTTCCCAGATTATAAGCCACTTCCATAGCGTTTGGTAACTGGGATATTGCCTTGCCCAAGTCCGGGTTCGCATCAAACAGGCCTTTTGCCGCAACCAGAGCATCTTTAGCAGCAGGATCGGCCTGCATTAAGCTGTTTACCTGCTGCGTGAAGTGGTTTATCTGTTGTGCCTGCACGTGTTGCTGAACAATTGGCTGCACTTGCTGAACAATCGGTTGCAACGCCTTATTTAAGAGTTGTCCAACCGCATTGATCAGTTGTTTTTCCCTCGCTGATTGGAATTTCAGGGGGTCATTGTAATACTCTTCTTGGATGCGTTCCCTCTCTGCCGGGTCCTGAATTTCATCCAGGAACTGGAATGTTGGCTCCGGTTCCGGCTGGGGCTGTGGTTGTGCCTGTGCTTGCGGCTGGGCGGCCTGTATATTCTCAAGAAGTGGCAGGACCGATTCCAGTTGTCGCTTGTAGAGGCTTACTTCCTCGCCCTTTTGGGAGAGCGTTCTCTCAAGTTCCGTGTAGCTTTTCGTTAAATCATCAACTGTCTTGAATTTTCCCAGGATTAATTGCTCCGGCTGGCTACCGGGATCAGCAGGAGTGGCCTGGGGTTCGACAACAGTTTGTTGGGGTTGGTTGGCTCCCAGTGCCGGTGGAATATCTTCCAGCAACGGGTTCCTTGTATATTTCGGCGGCTCTACACTGGGTTGTGCCGGTTCCGGTGGCGGAATTATCGTCTGAGACGGTTCCGATGCCTGAATTGTCGGCTGAGCCGGGGTTTCCAAAGATGGCAGTGCTGGCGCAGCGGCCGGGGAGTTGTCAACCGATGGGGTTGCAGGGGTAATGTTACCTTCCATAAGTAACCTCCTAAAAATTAATGCACCTTGCTTTACGGCCCCTTATAGGGGTTATCGCTCCTGCAGGTGCATCGTTTTACGCGGCCTCTCCACCCTTGCCCTTATCACTGCCCTGGGCATTTTGGGTTTGTGCCGCTTGCTGAGTTATCATGGCCTGCATTTGCTGGGCCATAAATATCATGTGCATTTGAACATGAGCCTCGAATATCTGCTCAATTTCCGGTACCTGCGCCAACAATTCTTCATAGTCGGTGGTTAACCGGAACTTGTTATGCCTGCTGATATGCAGAACATGGTCGTCATAACTGACCGCCGGCGGAAGTTGTCCCTGGGTAAGCACACGGTTCTCCCGCTCCGCCTTGCTAATATGAAGCTCGTCGTCATCATCGGCAGCATCCCAAAGACCCATATCAATAGCCTCCAGGATCTTGTTTCTGTCCTCCTTGCTGATACCGGAGTTTTCGTTAAACAGGCCAGTACCGATGAGGTCAAAGACCATCTGACGGCGCTGTGCCGGTGATTCAGCAAGGGAACTGGCGGACTCTATGATAACGTCCTCAGAGCGTATGTCCGCTCCGGTCCAGTCAATCAACTCAACAACATTGTTTTTGCCGATTGCCCGGAGCGTCCTCACCCCCGGGACGAATTGTTTATAAAATCTCAGCCACTGCTTGCCGTTTTCGACAATGAAGACTTCGAGATTGGCTGCGGTACTCGACAACCTGGTGTCGTCCTGTTCCTGAATGAGTGACAGGGCCACGCCAGATTTGACGTTTGGCGGCGGGGCCGACTGCCTGGACAGTTCGGACACCCCGGAAATCATGCTCATCTCCTGCAGAAGTGATGATAGTTCGGTTTCAAATGCGGCCGGCAGAGGTGGTGTCTGGGCCATTTCGGGTTTGTTGAAACCACGTTTATAAAGCGTTATGGCCCCTGGGGAACCCGCATCTTGCTCAAATGTATCCAGATCAATGGATTCTTCCTGAACCAACCAGTGGCCAATGGCTGCCCGATTGAGGTATTCCGCTTTGCGGTTGCGAAGAGCATTATACCGGCGCTGTAACGGAATTAACCGCTCAACAACGGTCCTGCCCCAAAAACATCCGGGGCGCTCGATGCAGTCAACCTTCACAAACGGCAGGGCATATGTACCATCCTGTCCGATCATGTAGGGCAATTCCTCCGTGTAATACAGGAGTTTCTTGCTTGCTACAATGATCAGGCGCCCTTTCGGGTACTTTTTGCTCGGCATTTCCCAATATTCCTTGACCAGAGCATGATCCTTCAGTCGCGTTTCAAAGAACCGGAAACCTCCCATGCCGTACCCGAGCCCACCGACACCAATCATGCTCCGCTGGAGTTGCATGGCTGTGGCCTCGTCCGAATCTACCTTCTTGCCCCATATTTCTTCGACCTCATCAATATGAAAATTCCGGGCATGAATAATAGACCGGCAGTTTTTAACCCCCTGGTGATACGGGCTGTCCGGGTAAATCTCCTGCGGAGGGACTACAATGCACTCAAGGTCACCCTCCCGGACCTCTATCGGCTGACCGTCCGGTCCCTCCATCATGGCGATCACAGCGCCGAGGTTGGGATTCCAGACATTTTTAGAAAAGACAGAGCCGCACACCTCCATCCAGGCTGAGAACTCGGTCAGTTTATTCTGGATGTCCTGGTCGTAGTAAATGGTTTTGGTGAGTTGGGTGCCTACTTTGGCTGCCCGAATATCCTCCTGAGCATTGCTGCCGGGGCGAACCTTCATAATCGGGCGCATCCTGCCGAGTTTAGCCGTCCGAGTTTCGACTGTGGGGGCGATGTGGTTAAAGACTTCCCGCTCTTGCCACCAAAACATTTGCGGTATTTCTTCCAGGGTCATGCCAACAGGGTTAACATCAACGTATTGGTTCCCCTCCACGAATGCTATGTTAAGCCGCCATTGAAGCTCATACGGCCGTCGCTCATCCTGGCGCCGCTTAAACTCGTTATCGACGAACTGAACCAATGCCGTTTCGTCTATTGGAGGCTTGGGCATGGTCGCCTCCTCCGCCTGCTCGTTATTGCCCCCGCCGAACAGTTTTCCAAACAGGCTCATTGCTGGTCACCTGCCGATTCTTGGTACATTTTCGCGCTCTTTTTCAGTCCGGAAAGCACTATATTCCTGCTCTGCGGGGGAGGGCGCGTTCCGGTGACGGCAGAAAACTCCGTTAAGTCTCGGGCCATGAGTCGGGAATAGAGTTCCCGGCGCTCTTTGCCGTGTTGATGTGTTATCCAGCCAACAAAGCCGAGTTGTCCAAGAATTACGGTAACTAACGTGCCGATAATGATTAACTCGGTCATTTCTTGGCCCCCTTCGGCTTGGGTTTCAGTTTCTGCACCTCCGCCACTGGGTCTTCAGCGCCCATGATGGCCTTAAATTTCTGTGCCACCTCATGGCAGTATTGATGATCGCCAGATTCCAGGACGAACACGAACTCCTGCAGGAGATTGTCGCTGATTTCGTGCGCTCTTCGGTCAACCAACTGCTGCACATCAGGCTTCTTCGGCAGGTGTGGCAGCAGTTCATCGGGCAGATTCTTAATGACCTTCTTGGCGCACTCATCGCACAGTCGCAAAAAGCCCGGCATCACCAGGCTGGGGCCGTCCGGTCTGCCTACCAGCCACTTGGCCCTGGTACTGCAGGAGAACATGTCGCACGGCGCGGCGGGGTAGGGGTTGGGGAAGAATTGGGGAGTGCTCACAATTTAACCCCCCTTTAGCAACCCAACAGGGTTTTTGCCGTATCCCTATCGAGTATGTTCAGTTCAACGGCCCTGAAAATCTCCGCTCTACGTTCACGTTCTTTCCAGAAAGCATCATCGCTTATTGCACCAGCTTGGGGAGCCAGGGAAACGAGACGACGCGGGATACTTTCTCTATCGAGCTGCACACCAGGCACATAAGTAAGAGCCTCGGCAACTGCATAACTGCCGTCAGGATTTCTTTGCTGTGTTGTCACCTGTACGATGCACCCGCCGGGCACGTTGCAAACCTTTGTGGACTTCATCCAACCCTGCTCCTGGCTGGATGCTTTGCAAAGCAGGGCAAAGGTATCGCCATCGCCGTATACCTGCAGGTCTGATATATTTTCTTTGGCTCCACGTACTTCGGTAATTCCCAAATCTTTTTCTCTCATTGGTTGGTTATCCCCCTTATAAATTAAATGCTTACTACTTAACCCCACAAATCCCCGTTTGCAGCAGGAACCCTAAAAGCATCCATACTTTGTTTTTGATGCGCTCCAAACAGATGCTTATGCCAACCTCTTGATCAAAGTTTGCCGGGTCAACACAACTGGAAGACTCAACTACTTCAAAGCCGTTTACCAATGTGGCCTTAACTACAGTGGTCTTATCGTCCAGTTTATAATCCTTATAACAAGCAATGAAGTTGTCAACAATTTGCTGAGTGATTGTGTTATTGTCGCCCACCTGCATATACGCTTTTTCAAATATGTCTTTGGGGGACCAACTGACATATCCGTCCGGATAGACTACCCTGTAGCCTTCCTTTAGGGGATCTTCATTTTCAGGAATTGTCCAGCCTCTGAATTTGTTATAGTCCCCCAGGTTCATCGGTTCAGCCTCAATAAGTTTCACACCTAAATACTTTTTCATGGTTATTTGTTACCTCCTTGACCAATCAGCCTTCTTTAAATCAATCGGTTCCAACTTCTCCGGCCGGCGCTGGTTTTTACTCTGCAACCTTGCTATCTCCTGCCGGGAGCCGTGCTTACCGTGTTTGTGCCAGTGACAGCTTTTATTGATGATTTTCTGGAGTCTACTCACGCCAACCTCATACTCCTTTTTCTATGGTTCACGCTCTTCTTGGCAAGCTTCTCCTTATCCCGCTGGATAACGCCCTTGTCCGGTTCGGGGGCCTTGGACCTTCCAACATGCCAGAATATCAGTCCATACCCAGCCCCGTCATACCAGTGGTCATAATTAGTCTCGGCAACCTTCTCCGGGTCGTCCTCATCCTCCACCTGCTGGGGCAGGGTTTCAATGAGTTTCTTGCAGTTGGATAGGATCTTCACCCTGGATGTTAACTTCCCTGTGTTCTCGTCCATGTAAGGACGGAGGTATTCGTGCCATACAGTCTTCCTCATCCGGCGGTCGGTGATGGCCCGAACGCATCCATGAACCCCGCCTTCGTTGTAGTAATCAACGATGGTCTTACCGTCCTCATTCTGAGGGTGCTTATTGAAAGCGTCATGCCCGACAACGGTGTACCCAATGTTCTCGTCCTGCTCCTGCTCATGCCCGCCGATAACCTCTACATACTTGCTGAGTTTGACCACTTTTCGGGCCTGCTCCGAATAGGCTATTTTGGGATCGTGATAGTCCCGGGTAAACTCCCGGTATATGTAGACGGTCCCCTGTTCATCGACAGCAAACCAATACCATGCAAACGGATCAGTATATCCGTTATCCACGGACCTCCACCGCCGCCAATGCTTCGGTATGGGGAACCACGGAACGACGTGAATATCATGGTTGAATTCTTCAAATGCCTGACCGTCGTAGGCGTCCCAGTCACCTTCCAGAAAGGATCTCCTTCTCGCAGGAGGCAGGTTTTCAAGGCGCCGGACATAGGCCGGGTCATTCTGCATGAGAACAGTATTGTCGTAAACCCGCGCCGGAATAAAAGCGATAAGGTTCCCGGTATCCGGGTCACGGTACATCTTTTCGCCCTTGCCCGTGGGAAGAATGTACCGCTTCTTCACCCATACATGACCAACTGAACCAGGGTTGCACGTTCCTCTGAATCTTGGCGGGTAGCCCTTTGGTGAACGAACACAGGACAATAGAATCTGAATTGCAGCCTCTTCGTGCCTGGTTAGTTCATCAACCCCGACAAAATCAATGGAACGGCCATTATACCGTTCCGCGTCAGCCTTGTTCTTGATGTACCGAAAGAAAACCCGGGTGCCTGTTATGAGTGTGGCAATGTGCTTACTTTCGTGGTATTTGTACAGTTCCGGGGGGACTTTCTCTTTCCACTCCTTGATGAGGTTTGATTCCAGATCATCGAAAGTTTCCCGAAAAAGGTGAATCTCTGCCTTTGGGTATTCCAGGCCGTAAGCTAGGGCCTCCATGACCAAAGCGCAAGACTTACCGCCGCCCTTGGCCCCACCGTAAACGGCTTCATCCGCTGGGCAAGCGTGGAATATCTTCTGTTTTTCGTTGGGTTCATAAGGAACAACTACTTGGACCGGCATTTTTGCACGTACCTCACATTCCCAATCGGCACAACTACGGTTCCCTCCTCGGTCCTCACCAATACATTCTTTGGACCCTTCCCCCGGGCTCTAACCAGCAATACCCCTGGCAAATCCCTCCACATTGGATCCGGCGCATGGTTTTTGGTCGCATAGTGAATAACCACCGTCCGACCGCCTGCAAGTTTGGCTGCCTCGGCCTTGGCTTCTTCCTGAAACTTCACATATTTGTCGCAGGGCAGAGTACAGGCGTGTTTGCACTTGCTCTTGCTCTCGCACAACCAACAACAAAGCCTGCCGCATCCCGACAGGCCGTACTTACAAAAGTCTGTTTTCATGGCCACAAGGTCACCGCCACCCCGTACCGAATCAGATAGTCAATTCCCTCGTCGGTGTGATAGTCCCGGCGTACAACCACCCGTTCAATGCCGCAGGATACCATGAGCTTGGCGCAAGTCACGCAGGGGTCCGCATTGACGTACACGGTCCCGCCATTTACCGCCAGGCCCTTCTTGGCGCAGAGGCAGATGGCGTTTTGCTCGGCGTGCACGCAGGGCTTGTAGTCCTCCCTGCCGGCCCTGTCCTTCAAACACTGGCCGGTATCGCAACAGTGCACCTCACCGCTTACCACGCCGTTGTACCCGTGGGATATGATGCGCTTGTCCACCACTATGACGGCCCCCACCTTTTTCCGCAAGCAGGTGGACCGGCGGGCAATAGTGTCCACAACGTCCATGTATATTTCATCAAAGGATGGCCTCACTCGGAACCCTCCATTCCAAACAAATCATCCTCTTCAGCCTGCTGCGGCCGGGGAATGTTAAATATAACCTGAACCTCTCCGGTGTGGTTGACGTTATCCCTGAACATTCCCAGGTGTCTGCCTAAAAGTTCAAGGGCTGCCCTCTTGTCGTGAAGTTTGAACCGGACAGAATTTCCATTCTGGGTTGCGTTCTGGGATATTTCAGAGACACAGGCCAGGTCGTCCTCAGATAGTTCCTCAGAGTTGATCAGGGTTACCTTGTCGCCTTCCCACTTGGCATATTTTCCGATATTAGAAAAACCCAGCTTGGCAAGTTCCCGGACAACCATGTCCTGGGTGATTTGCGTCCGCTTGATGCGCTCCTGCTGGGCTTTTTGAATTGCAGCTTGAATTTCAAGTTTATTCAGGTTTTCCTGGCCGATAGAATAGGCTGTTTTCGTGCTGTAGCCAGCACGAATGGCGGCCTGGGTAGCGTTCAGGTCCACCAAATACTCCTGAACAAAAGCCTTCTGTTTTGGTGTTAGTTCAGCCACCCTTGCCACCCCCTTTCTTGCAAATAAAAAAGGACAGTTTCCACTGTCCTTGATTTTCCTCATTCCCCAGCGCCGGGCCAAGCGCCAGGGATTCAGAGGTAATGCGGTTTTGAGCGTAAGGACACGCTCCACGAATAAATCATAACACAGATTTTTAAAAAAAACAGTGTCAAAATAGTGTCATTTTTATCGCCAATTATCTTCCACAATTTATCCACCCTCCCCACCCCCAAAAAATTTCTCAAAAACTTTCAAAAAAGGTATTGCAATTTCAAAATGCCTGATATATAATACAATTAAAGAAAACGCAAAGCGAAAACAAAGTCAGCCGCTAGGCCCAGTCCCGTGAAAGCCGGGGTACATACTAGCCCAGCCGCCGGGCCAAAGGCGGTAGAAAGGAGAATGTGAAATGAAATACTGGAAGAAAGAAACCGAGGCCGGGACATGGCTCATGGTACAGAAAGGCTTCGAGTGGGGAAATGACCTGCTCTGCCGCTCTATCGAGCACGTAGACGGCTACGAGTACGAGACGGACGAGGATGGGAAATACATCGTCTCCGTCCGGAAGGCCGGCGGGAACATCGTAGAGGGATCTGATTCCCCAGTACGGCTACAGGTCACTGTGCAGTACCACCA